GTCTACTTTCAGTGCATGAAACATTGAAACTGTATCTGCTTCCGCCGTCATAATTTTCATCTGCCGCAAAATCATACAGTCCATTAGGTATATCAACACCAAACTTTTTCATTGTAACATCTGTTGTGGAGAACAGTGTCAATGCAACTTCAAGATAGCAGCTTCCATCATCTTTTGCAGAATACTTTCCATAAACTGTGAATATTCCCTTCTTCGAAGAAGCATCTCCGATATGGAACATTGATTCATCCGCGCCTGAAAGGAACGAACTTCTGCTGTCGACGAACTCTACGTTGTGACTGCTATCCCTGTGGAACGACAGGAACGTGTTGTAGTTCGCATCGTAGTTTTCGTCAAGAGTTCCTACTATCGTCCCTCCGTCAAGATACTCGTCAGAACCATCGGTATAGGACAGATAAAAAAGCTTTTGACTGTATGAGAAGCCCATGTCAAAGAACTTCTGCTGAGAAATCTCGGACAGATATGATGAATATACCGCAACATTATCGCAATTAGGCAATGAAAAATCTAGATATATCGGATATTCTACTGGATTATATGGAGTAAGCTCAAACCTTCCGTTCAACTTTGCGGCAGTAAGGTTCACCGTCTTGAGATACCTGTTGTAGGAAACTGACTTTATGTCAATGCATTCCTCGTAGTTGTGGTTAAGACGGGTCGACAGCGCATAATAAAATGTGTCGCTGCTTCCATCTTCTCCATAAAGAGTTATACTTCCTGTCGGACTGTCTGTACTCAATAAAGACGAATCCCTGAAAGGATGACCGGAAAGAGCGGTAAATGGTTGATATTTTTGATACGGTCTTCCTCTCAAATAGAACTGCCCTATCGTGTCTGAATAGCCGTCCTTATACGAAGTAGTAAATTCGCAAGCTGAAAATGCGAACGATGAAACTGTCTCAAGTTCTTCTATTGAATTTCTGTATATCGAATCGGAAAATTCTATTGAATCGGATGTATCGTAACCTTCGGAAACCTCTGCCTTTTCAAGCTCGATTCGTCCATCTTCTCCGCGATATATGTGATATGGGTTGCTTCCGGCTATTACAACGACTTCCGAGGAATCGACAGGCACCTTAAGCCCTCCCCTAGTCACGACATATTTCAACTTTCCGAAATCTTTGTAGACAAGTCCTCCGTCAAGTATGCTAGAAGTGCGCTCTGTGGTGGTCGTTACGCTGTAATTCGAAAAAGGAGTATTTCCATATGTGCTTTCCGAAGATGTCGGCATGCTTCCCCCAAATGCAACATTTCCGTTTGACAGCACTTCTCCGCTGAGAGCCGCATATGGTATAGAATAAAGCCTATTGAGATGAATCTCCCTTCTAGTACATGGATGTCGTTTCCCAGAAATCGAATCAATGCAATAGTATATCCTTCCATCATTTGCGTTTACGTCTTCATAATCAGCGAAAACAATCATGTCGCTGTCATGTCCGTAGTCTTCCGTTGTATTCGGTTTTATCGAAAGAATGTTTCCGATGTTATCGTATTCGGCTTCAAAAAAGTCCTCTTCAGTTGTGGCAAGAATCCTTCCTGTCGGATTAGAATCGAAGTCGATACCTCCTGTCAGGTTTTCAGAAGACACTGAATATGTCGATGCGTTTCCTCCTCCTATTACCGCATTCGTAACGCTGTCCACAAAATAGTGGGTAGAGCCGAACGATGAAAGAGAATCTATAGAACCGACATCATATATTTTTCCGTTCTCAACCTCCCTTGTCACATAGCTCTGCAACGAAGTATATGAAATGTCTACCGGTCTGAAGTTTCCGTCTATCGGAACAAGACCTCCTGAATAACTGAACGCATATGATGACACTCCTCCGCTCTTAGTGACTGGAACTGTCTCAGAATACGTGTCAATTGTAAGTCCAAGATTATCCGCAACTACGCTTCCATCCTGCACATTTTTATCAGTGTAATGCTTTCCATAGCTTTTCTTGAAGAACGAAAGAATCTTAGTCAGAACTGAAAGAAGCTTGGAATTGTCGCTTTCCTTGATGCACGAAGTCTCGTTGAACCTTACTGGAGACAGCGAAAGGTCGAACAAAGGAAATGCTATTGGATGGTTTCTTAGTCTTACCCACACATCACCAAGTGCATTTCTCTCGCGTCTATTTCCCTTGTCCTTGTAGAGAATATAGATGTTTCCATTGTAATCCTTTCCATACTTGTAAATCTCCCTCTCTGAAAGACGCTTTATCTGCAATGCGTACTTCTGAAGCCTTGCAACCTCAATTCTGATTTCATCCATAGTAAGCAAAGACTTACCTGTAGAAGAATCATAATAGAACTCGTTCACTCCGTTCAGTATGTTGTTGATGTACTCACCTTGGTGACGTATAAACTCTTGCAACGCTTTAAAGTTAAATGGTCCTTCCTGGCTGGACTTTATGTCGAAATCGCTTCCGCTCTTTTCGTATGTCGTTGAGTAACCTGAAAAATCTTCGTTCCAGTTGTACCAGAAATTTATTGTGTTTCCAAGAGAATCGAGCCTATCATCGAGTCTGCTGTATGATTCGTTTATGTCCTCAGTATATGCGTTGACGAGGTTCATCACGCTAGTGTAAGCCTCGTTGTACTCCTCGAAAGCCTGTATGAAAGGATGCAGCTGATATGAAGGATGAAACATGTTCTTGTGCTGCACATACGGAGCATCGGCAAAATACATATCTCCTGAATACTTTGCGACACGCTTCTTGTCATCTTCGGAAAGAGCGGTCTTTTCATATGACGCAACAGTGCTTCCGCCGTTGGCCACATAAAGGTCGGAACTGAGATAGTAGTCCGAATTGGTCGTACTTGTCGCACCTGCTTCAAACAGAATGGAAAGAAATTCATAGAGGTTGTCGGAACTATCAGAACCGTTCTGAGAGTTTTCAACAAACTTCTTGGAATCTCCAAATAGCCTATTGTAGAACGAAAGAACGTCGTCGTTTGTGAACGAATTTCCAGAATCATCGTACATGTCCCAATATCTGCTGTGAAGACCGTATTTCGACGGCTTTACAGCGTCATTAGGATTTTCAATGTTGAAATACTCTGTCATGTCAGAGTATTCTATGACGGAGACTCCGAACTTCTTGTTTAGTCCTGCGGAATATAGTATGGAATTCCTTACGTCTCCAAGCACATCTTTGTCAATCTTCTCAAGTATGAAGCGCCTGATGATGTCTACGATGAGTCTTTTCGTTCCAACCATCATGTTTCGCTTGCATTGTGACTTCATCTCCTCCCTTACGGTTCTTATTCCGAATGAGAGCCTTGCAAGCCACTGAGACACTTTCTTTACCGCCGTATCATCTATCTCATAGTCGCTGTAGTTGAACTTCAGAAGAGAAAGTCTGTTGTCAGAATTGGAAAGTATGCTATACTTGTTTGCGTTAAGGTCATACTCCTCAAGCTCATACGCATTGTTATACGCTATTGTCGTGAACCTGAAATACTCAAGAACCTTGAAGAGACGCATGTAATAGTACCTCATCGCATTGCTGTCTCCATACCTTGTCTCTCGGCTTTTTATCTCGGCTTTCAATATCGTCTGTTCTATGTCGGAAAAATCGGATAGCTTTTTCTTTCCTGCGATGATATCGTCCGCATACATCTTCTCCGTGAAAGACTTGCTGACTCCAAGAGCCTCCTTTAATGCATATATTTCAGTGTCAGAAGTTATGTCGTCGCTCCACAGCTTGTTCATGAAACGATTTGTATCCGTCTTCCAAATCTCTGTCTGAACATTTCCGTTAACACTGTCGTCGAATGTAGTGGTCTTGAGGTTCAGAAACTCCATCATCGTGTTGTAGAACACATTGTTGACAAGTTCAAAATACTCGTCCTTATCCTTCAACGCCGACAAAAACTGCTCTACTGTGGAATAGTGAAGTATTGAGTTCGACAATACAAGAGTGCTTTGCGAACCATCCGTAGCCTTGTTGTAAAGATAAGCAGGATTTACGGAAAAAATCTCGACAAGGTTCTTTATCTCTATCGGAAACGATATGTTTATGTTAAGGTAGTCGCTCTTTGTTCCAAGAATGTTAGCATAGTTAGAAAGCGCATCAAGACCGCATGTATCAATGTTTCCTATATCATCTATATAGTTGCGAATTTTCTTGTAGAAATCGTTTCCTGCATCCTCGGAACCAGACGACACGGCTTTCCACATTGTAGTGTAGCCATTCTCCTTGACGTTCTCGTCTACAAGAGACTTGTAGCCATCAGTCCAATTGTTGTTTATGGCAAGGTTGGACAGTCCGCTTGTGAAAGAGAAGCCTGAACCGGCCTTCTTTATGTCGGAGTAGTCAGCTGATTCTATGCCTGCCATGTCGTTAAAAATACGCTTTTCTATATTTAGTGCAATTTTTGGCTTTTGAAATCATACAGAAACGCCAAAATCAGTTATCGTCCTGAATATTCGACGACGAATTGCATATGATGTCTATCTGGTTTATAATCGTCGAAAAATCGTAAAATTCAGGATATTGAAACGGCTCTAGCGTCACGTTCGCGTCAGTAGTTTCTATATCGTACCCTGCAACTATGCTGTCGTTCCAATGTGCAAGAGACACACCGCTTCTCCTTATGACATCTGTCTTTGAATAGGTTCCGTTAGGAAGAAGCTTCCTGAATATCGTCCTTACCCTTTCAACACCGCTTATGTCAAGAATCTGGTTCTCAAGCTCTCCTATCGATACTGTAGAACCAATGTTCATGTATGAAGATGAGAAGAAATTCCTGAAAATCTCAAGAACTCTGTTCTTTATGATTGACGAAGAAATGTTTGTTCCTGACGAAAGCTCAATTTCAAGTCTATTCTGTCCTTTGTCTGAGAATATGAAGTTATCCTTGTTCGATGAGCCGTTGTAATACTGTCTCAATGACATTGGAGTTCCATCATCATTCTTTGTGCTCGTGAACCCGGCGCATATGGCGAACTTCTTGCTTACAGCCTGAACTATTACAGGTTTTGCCGTAAGAGGAATCTCATCCCTAAGTTCCGACAATATCGCATTTCCTACGGCATTTGATTCAGTCTCTTGCTTAATCCATATGTAGACATTGTTCGAATCCGATGCATCTGCGTACCTATATCCGTATGTGCCTATCGAGCCTATCGAAGGATTAATCCACTTTCTCGGATTTCCAAGTTTCTCTATGCCGAGATTCCACAGCCATTTGTAGAAAGTCGACATGTATTCCATATTATTCATCACAACACAGTCAACTATGTCCGAATAGAACTTCTCCTTTATCTTCGCCGTAAAGTTGTCAGCAGTAATCGTCCTTCCGGAACGTCTGAAATGGGAAGGAGCGTTTTTCCTAATCTGCTCAACCGTCTCAGGCTCCGTAGGAACAGAAGATTTCTCATAATTCGTACATCCATAGAAGAAAGTCTTTCCGCTAGGAACATTTGCATAAAGTGAATCATCCTCCCCAAGATAAGTTCCTATTATAGGCTCGTTTCCATAAGGATTTCCATCTGCATACGCAAATATCGAATTGCTATAAGTCGTATCCAGCTCAAGGATATCCATAAGTGTAAGCTCCTTACCTCCACGTCCATCTTTAACGAGACCGTCTATTCCAACGACGAACTGTCTGTTGTCTATATCATGGTTTCCAATCTCTCCATCATTGCCGTTCGAAAGAAGATATACTGCATGGACGATATCCCCCTGCTTAAGCATTGAGCCATGTATTCCGTCTCCAAACTCTATTTCATATTTCTTGTCCTCGTTCAACCTTAAGGCAAACTTGTTGTCGGTTGGAGTTAATATTGAATCATCCGTCGTGTCGATATATATTCCGTCAGTTACAGGAGAAAAGTGAATCGTGGAATAGCTTCCGTTTCCAAGTGGTCTCTTGACATAAACGTCTATGTTCGGATATGATACGAACTCGCTCTCTGTATCCTCGACGTTTATCTTATCGAGTATGAATGTCTCGTTTGCGTCACCCTGCGCATCGAATGACTGAGAATAGTGTTTCCATCTTCCATTAACTAGACTTATGCTGTTCGAACTGTTTCCGTTTATGTAGAAATAATCCGTCGTAGAAAACGAAATGTTCCTTCCGAACGAATCTGTGTCTGAAAGCGTTATCGTCGAATATTTTGGAACGACAAGGAACGAAAGGTCTTTCGATTTCGATACTGCGTTCACGGTAACGGTTGAAGCCTTGTATCCTGCCGGTGAATATCCAAGGAACTTCACCAACCTTGAGATGTTGCTGTATATGTTCGAATCGGACATCATGCTCTCTGCGGCTGACTGGTTTAGGTTGAACGAAAGCGACTCGAACATCGCCGAGATTATGTCTATGAATATCGAAAGGTTACTTCCTTCATATATATGGTCGGTAAGCTCAGAATCCTCACTCAGCTTCCTGTTGATAAGGTCTTTCATCGAAAATGCATCGAACCTTAGGAACGGATATATGTTCTTAGATGATTTCGCCATCGACTTGGCTACGAGGCTGCCGGTCTCCTTTGAAATTGTCTTGTCGCTTCTTGATGCCATGACTGAAATTCTATGTCGAAAATCGAACTTTTATCTTTCATTATTTAGAGTCCACCGGCTAAATAATGGAGATGGGCAACATCAGGATAAAACTCTCTTCCACGAAGAAAATCAACAACGTAAACATCTATTCAGATGTTGACGTTACTTCAGATTATCTGTCAAAAACATTATATGACAGAGCCGCAGTAAGGTCGTCTTTGAACAACATACTTACATGGAAGCCATATGAGAGGATACTAAACCCGTCTTTCGGAAACTCGCTATGGTCAAATCTGTTCGACAACATAGGGCAGACATCTAAAAACGACATAATGAACGCAGTGAAGAAGATGCTGTCGTCAGAACCGAGGATAAAGGTCGGAAACATAGACGTTTCGGCAAATGCCTCGGCAAACGAAATTTTCGTGTCGTTCTCGTATACGATTCCTGACCTTGATGATGTCGAGGAGCAATTCGAGATAACTATAGCGAAACAATGATTGTCAGTCGAACATCTTCGTCTTCATAGAATCGACTGCGCAATATGGTCTGTACAAATCCATTATCGAGCGGAACGACTTTTCCTTTCCGTTGCTTCCATAGTGGTTGTGTATGGCGGTTATCAGATAGTCTCCGTAAAGATGCTCGTACATCGTTCCAGGATATTCGTTGAACGTCAACAGAATCTGACTTCCAGCACGTCTTCCAATGCTTCCGTCAGATTCCGCACGTATGAAAGCAGACTTGAATATCGCTTCGGTGAAAACGTCGTAGAAGCTTGCGTTCTGCCTGCTTACGCTGAACGTCCTTTCATATTTGTTGTCCTTGAACTGTCTTGCGTTACCCAATACAAGTTTGAGCTTGCTGCTTAGATTGCTGTCGAACTCGTCATCATGCTGTATAAAGGATTCTCCATTCTTTTCCTTTACAGTCATCGTGAACTCGTTCTTAAGATAATCGTAGTCGATGAACTTTAGGTTGTCCATCATCTCGAACAAAATAGACTGGTTGCCTGAAGTTTTTATCGACGCTCTCGAATCAAGACCAACCTTTCCGCTTCCATTGAGTGAACTTACGGACATATCCTCCCTCAGAACCTTTATGTCCTCGTTCTTTATCTTCGTGTCTACCGCAGATTTCGTCCCTATATCCTCAAACTTCCACAAAATATATTTCTGCTTTGTCTGGTCATAGACTATCCTGCAATAAGTCTTTCCGTCATGCTCCTTGAAGTCGTAGTCGAATATCTTTCTGTAGACATAATCCAACGCCGTCAATAAAGTATCGTTCTCGCTCGAAACATACGGTACCTCAACATTTATGGTTATTGAGTCAACATCAAGCCTATCAGAAAGCCCAGCTGCTGCAAACATATCTGTAAGAAGTTCTTTCAACGGCTTCGTACTCTTCTCGAATCCATCGTATGTCGAAACGTTCGCCATGTTCGAAATGAACTTCAGATAGTCAATGCTGACAAAGTTTATCTTAACCTTTATGAACTCAGACTCTCCGTCGTCTATCGTATCAATTCCAGTTACGAAAACCTCCTCGTCGAAATTCTCCCCTTCCTCTGGTTCGACAACATTGTCAGAACCTGGAACGTCGCTTCCGTTCACCACGCAAAACTTAACCTTACCATAGACTATCGGCATGTCAATCATGTTTCTCAAAAGAGAGCCGCGTCTTTGGTCGAGATATTCTATACTTCCACGGAAAAACGGATATGCAAGAGTAGAGTATATGTCTATCGCAGTTATCTTGTTCTCGTCAAGCTGCGTAAAATTGATGTTGTTGTCTATCGTTCCCTCAATGTCCTTTGAATCGCTTCCCCATGAAAAATGGACATCTATGAGGTAGTTCCTACCATTGACGATATTAAGCATCAGAAGACTTCTTTCCTGTTATCAGGTCCATGATATAGTTCATATGCTGCTTTGGAAGAAGAAGAAGCTCTCTTCCACCCTCAAGCGGCTCAAGAACGTCCTCTATGTGATTTATCTTAGCGATAATCCACCAATAATGTATGGAACCATATTCCCTATACGATATGAACCTAAGATTGTCACCGCTTCGGCAACGGTATTTCGTCATCTGCTCAGGACGAAGCTCATCTATTCCGTCTATCGAAACTCCGTCGTTAAGATTAAAGAACGTGACAACACTTCCATTCCTCTCGGTCTTTTCCTCTACCGTGAAGAAATTCGTCAGGTCGAACCTGTCTGGCATGTAATCGTAGTCTTCCACTTCGCTCAATGTCATGTCAAAAACCTCCTCTGTCAGCCACCGCTTGCATTGAAGTTCGCAACAAGCTTCGCAAGCATGTGGCGAAGCTCCTTGCCTGTCGATGGAACTGTGTTTCCGTCATGCAGGAACGAATCTATGAAATTCCACATGTTTGGAAGAAGCGGACGAAACACTATATCCACTTTATAATAATCCGGCACATGTGATATTGCGTTAGGATTGACATCTATGCCACAAATTGACTTAAAAAGTTTGCACAACGTATCTCCATTTGCGTTTGAACCGTTCTGCTGCAATGATGTAACCCTTCTCAGTTTTCCCTGTGCAGTGACCTGAAATCCACAGGTGCAGTATTTGTATCTTACGCCACCAGGCACCTCTATGTCGTAGAGATATGGAGGGCGGAACATGATGTAATCCGTTACTGCCTGTGTTGTCGCTCCAAAAGACCATATGAAGGCTAGATTCGTCAACATATGCTCAAGTGTGTCGTTATAGATGTTGAACGAATAACTTACTGGAGCAAATGCATCATCACCAACTTTGTCAGGACTCCACTCTATAGGATTGTTCCATACTGTTCCCCCAAATCCTATATTTCTTGCAAGTTTAATTAATGCTTCTGAATCATCTGTAGCTCCATTTTGCCCCCATCCTACCTTGAATGCAGATGCACCGCTTGATTTCAATATTGGAGAAATATTTCCAAAAAATGGCAATTTACATGTAAGTGTATAAAAACCTGAAATTCCAGCCAAAAGTTGAGCTTCTGAAAAGTTATGCATTCTGTATTCAGGTTGAACTAATGTAGTTGCAAGAATCTTATATAAATCTCCACCAGTAGCATCTTTTGGAAGAACCTGCATAGATTTAAGAGCATTTACTATATTTGTATTCCAACTTTTAAGTACCTCGTCCATATCATTTTTATTACCTATTGCAGCCCATGCATTTCCAAGACCTTTTAATGCATCACTTATTGTTTTATAAGTATCTCTAACATTTTCTGCAATATGTATTCCGTTTATCTTAAGATAAGGCTGTGAAGCCAAGAACGGATTTCTCGCAGTTTCCCTTATCATAGCATATAGGTCTTTGTTTTCTCCTTCGCTTCCTCCAAAAAGCGATGATACACCGTTGACAACGCTATCTACCTTGCTTGTTATCGACATCACCTGATTTGCCGCTGTACTTACGACGCTTTTCACGGCAGTGTTTATCAAATTCCCTATTATGCCGCCAGAAGAATTGTCCTTGTAGAAGTCAAGACACTTACCGCTGTTGGAATCATCTATGGATTCATAACCATAGTACGAACCGTTGTTTATCATGTTAAAATAAAGATTTCTCTTAAGAGAACGCAGAAAAGAATCCGGAAACCATGCAGGTGTCGGAACCTCTATCATTTTATATGATACACCATTCTCCTCTGCGGTCATTCCGACGCCTCTTGCATCGAAATCTGAATAATTACTTATTCCTATACCTATTTGTTGAAACCAATCAGCCATGTCTTAAATCCTTTTCTGTCTTTCATCCTATCCTGTCGACTTCAAATCTGTTGTCCTTCATAGGCATGTATATCATCTGCGTGGATGGCATAAACGACGAAGACGACTGCAACGAAGTCTCAAGCCTGTCGAACCTCTCTATCATTATTTTCCTGTTTTCAAGAACCTCCTCGACGGTGTTTCCATCTGAAACATCTTTTCCATTTTCGTTATCAGATTTCTTAGATGAATTTGAACTTTCATCAATTACGGTCTGTTCTTTTTTCTCCTTTTCCGCAGAATCGTCTGCAATCACGGCGTTCATGCGACTCATTTCCTCAATTCTGCTCTCCCTTTCCGAAAGATAATAATTGAGCAAATCCTGCGCATTCACGTTTCCCAACTGAGTCGCACCTTCGACTTCACTGTCGTTTTTCTTGAATCCGTCTACCAACTCCTGGAAATTTGCAAGAAGTTCCTCGCTGTAGCTGTATGATTCGTCGAAAATTTTCAAAAAGTTTTCATTGTTGAGTTCTGCTCTTTGTATGACATTTTCAAGAGATTCTGAATCTGAATATACTCCAAGATTTGCGGAAATCGAAGATTTCAAATCTTCTTCCGAAATTTCGGTCTTTATCGAAGATGCATTTTTTCTTTCGGAAGAATTATCTTCGACTATAGGTGCAACAACAGTCGATTGTAAAATTGTGTCTTCAGTTTTACTGTTTTCATCTCTTTTGGTCGTTTCGGTTTTGAAAAGCGAGATGAAACTGTCGAAAGCATCTTCTATGAATCCTAATATTCCATTCTTTTTCGATTCAACTTCTCCATTTGATGAATTATTTTCAGATTCTTTATTTGAATTTGAATCAACTCCATTTCCTACGGAATAAGATTGAGAACCAGATATTTCATTTTTATTTAAGATTGAGGACTCATTATTTTTTGTAATATTGACTGTTTCTAGTTTTCCTGTCTTTATGTTTTCATTATCAACAGTTTGTCTACTGCTTTCTCCGTTTTTCGAAGTTTCGGAATTTGAATTTATGGATGAAGAAGAAACTTCCAAATCAGATATTTTGTCTGTTAATGAGATTCTATTCGATTCATTGATGGTTCGTATGATGTCTCCAAATTTTTCATCGATTCTTTTAGACATCATTGAAGTCATTCCTTCGACAGTGTTTGATGCAATCATCTGAATCATCGAATTCTGAACCATCATTTCGACCATAGATTTCGCTATTCCGTCGTTTGATATAAGTCCTATTGACTTGGACATTCCATCAATGTCCGTCTTCAGTATTTTTATCAGCCTGTTGTTTTCGTTGACTACATCAGACAACGAAGATTCACTTGACATCGATGGTTGAGACTCATTGTTTTCTTCATTTGTCAAATCGTTTGAAGAGAACATTTTGCCAATATCGCTGAACAGACTATCGAAGTAGTCTCCTATTTTGCCTACAAGACTTTCATTTTCCTGAGTATTTTGAGGATTTTCCTCAGTGTCGTCAGCACGGCCTAATATGCCTTTGTTTTCCTGACCTACAATATCGACAGGATTTACTTCAGTTGAAATCGTAGATTGGGAATCGGCAGATGTAATTTTCTTGTTTGACGAAGAACCGGATTTTTCTACATTTCTCTGGTTGTCAGCTATTGAATTCAATGATTCTTGAAGACCATCAACCTTGTTTTCGATTCTTTCGTTCGAACCTGTCATGAATTCAACGAACGACATGAACATGTCGTTAGCTGAAATCTCCATACTCGAATTGACGGCAGTTGAAGAAGGTGGATTGTTTTGGTCTCTGTCTTCGTTTATTGAAGAAGATTCAATCAGCTTTTCTGAAATTTCATTACTTATTGAATCGAGTCTTGAAGTTATTCCATTCTTCAGGTCGGCTATGGAATCCTGAATTTCGGCGTTTATTAAATCGTTTTTTTCACTAACGGCCTCTATTATATCAGAAACAGCCGCTTCTGTCAAGCCCTTTGACGAAGAGCCGTCTTCATCGTCATTTTCAACGGAATTTGACGGCTGAGAGGACGCTTGGCTCGACTCAGCCGACGAGGAGTTTTTTGATTCTGACGAATCTGCCGACGAGGTATCAGAAGACTGCTGTCTGTCGAGATAGCTTCTCTGCACCTCTATGAACTTCGCGAAGCTGCTTTTGACCGCTTCTACAATCTCCTCCACGTCCTTTACGGTCACTACGTCCTCTCGACCGCTGAAATGGAAGTCGTTGAACGGGTCTGTGTCGGAACTGAACGGCGTTGAAGGTGCGCGAATCTGAGCGACGGTCAAACTTCCGTCGTCGTGTCCGCTGTCGCCTCCGTTAGAGGAATTCGATGAGAATCCTATAGCCATTACCTAGTCAAAAACGCCGATTTTATATTCTACTATATTTAGTGGAAGAAATCAAGCCAGACCAAGCTTCTTCATGGAGCGTATCGACTCCCTTGCGATGTCTCTGCCTGTGTCGCCTGACTGGCTTTCCTTGTCCTTCTTTTCGTGAGGGCCTGTTATGGTAAGGAAATAAAGCTCGGACATCGGAAGGTTTGCTATCTCCGAGTAGTTGAAGTTCCTCAGGTCGTAGAAAAGCGTTCTCTGCAAATCGAGGATAGAGGCAAACGACGCTTCAGACGTTCCGACTATCCAAAGATAAAAAAATCCTGCAACGACAGCCTGTCCGATATTCTGCAACCGCATTTCGGACACCGTATTTCCGGAACGCATGCGTTCATCTTATTGAATATCTCCTTGGCGATGAACTTGACGACGTTCGTTCCGTCCTCCTTCATGAAGAGGTTCATCGGAAGCACGGACAGAATCTTCTCCGTGTCCTCGTAGCTGAAGTCCGACAGGTCGATGTCGAATTCGTTTTCGCTGCCCTTTATTCCGGTTATCTGTATCCTCTTCATGTAGATGTCGGCAAGGTCTAGCATCGCGTCGTCCTTTCCGATTGACTTCGCGTCGACGTTTCCGAGGATGTCCTTCTTCTCCTCGACGGTCTTCTTGACCTTTCCCTTAAGGAACTCCCTTCTCATTCGGATTTTCCTAACGGCGTCGTCATCTGCGGCAAAGCTTCTTCCACCGGTTCCGTTTTCGTTGTCGGCTGCTATCTCGGAAAAGGAACTGTCCATGTCTGAATATGACTTAAGGTCGTTCTTCCTCTTCTCATCTGCCTTTTTCTCTGCATTCTCGACGCTCATTCCGTCTACGCTTTCGAGCAGGCTGAGGTATCTTGAAGTCCTTGGAAAGTTTGCAGTCACCCTAAGCGTTCCCATTTCGGTCTTGTTGTCGAACACGATGTCAGAGCAGTCAACCGAATCCAGCATCTTGAGGAGCGAGCCGTACTTCATCGAATACTTCACGCTGTCTCCACATGCCTTGTGGGGGCATTTTACCGAGAGGTTCTTGGAGAAGAAGTTGTTTGAGAAGAGATGTACTATGACCTTGAGTCTGTCGAACTCTGACATCTTCATCGGGTCGAAGTTCTTGTCTAGGCACAGGTTCTTCATCATCGACAGAGTTGCAGCATACACAACAGACTGGTAGTTCATGCTTGATATTACGGTTTTCGCAAGTGAAGTATGTTCTTTTACGGTCGCTTCCCTGAACATAAAAGTCTTTCCTAACGACTGTATATAGATGCTCTGAACAGCCGATGAGAACGAGTTCTTCAGGTTTTCGAGTATGGATTCCTCAATCATAAAAATCCCTTTTGGTTAAGAATGTACATTACCATTATAAAGTTTACCTGTCTATGCCGTAAGCTTGGACTGGTATGTCTTGAGTTTGTCGGAGACCTTTCTGCCTGTCTTGTTCATTATCTTGTTGAGACGCCGTGAAGCCTTTGCGAGATATGTGTTCCCAATCTGCGTCAGCGTGTCATCGTAGAGTCCTGCCGTCCATTCGGCTGAATTCGAACCCATAGCTCCGAACGCACCGGCTGCGGCCTTTGTGAGCGCACCGCTGTTTGACGAGCTGTTGTAGCAGAAAGGAGTGCTTATGCAGACAGAATCGTATGCGAACGATACCGTATGTCCTTCAAGGGTTTGCTGGCTCGTAGGGCTGTGGTCTATTCCTCCAAGTGCTATCCTTGTCGGAAACGCCCCCATGAACCATATCGAGTGAAGCTCCTTCATGTTTCCGGAATACATCTTGACTTCTATGTCAGCCCTCGTGAACGGTGCGCATTCCGATTCTGACATGAGGAAATGCAGCTTTGATGCGTCGTCGTAGCTCATCCACTTCACCGCCATGTCCATAGACACCTTGTTCTGCTTGAAAATCATTTTTCCAAGCTCCTTCAGGTTGTCGAGGGACTTTCTGCTTGCAGCCATTCCGGGACCATATACCCAAAACGGAGATTCCGTCTCGCACAGCCATTGGTAGAAGCAGTGGTGAACGTAGGAGAACTCCGTGTTTAGGAAGGTCATCGAAAGGTCTCCTTCCCCGTTAACTCCTGAACCTGGGAACGAGCATTGGAATTTCCTATTTCCGGAATTCCCCCTTTCGCTTCCTCCGCTCGTGAGGTTAGGCATCTGTATATTCCTTACGAGAAGGTTTATTTCGTTAGTGTCAGCAGCACTGAAAGCGTTGGAGAACATTGAACGAATCTGCGAGCAGCGGGGAAACCAGTGGAATATGACATCAAAGTTCTTGCTGCTCTGAATCTCGTATGCGAGAGAGCGGTATGCGAAAACCGTAGACGGCGTGAACTTCGTAAGGAACTTGGAAGGGGTCAATATGGTTCCGAAGTCTATTCCAAGCGCGTTTGTAATGGCGTTAGAACCAAGCGCGTTCGCAGCTTGATTTACCATATTTCCAGCATTGCTGATTTGAAAGAGAGCCGTACCTAAGTTCCTTTTATTTCAATAGGCGGCGGGAACCGTTCTGTTTCTCTCGCCGCCTATCGTATTTTACTTTTAGTTTGTCCAATAATTAATCGTTAGCCCTCAGGAAATTCGTACTGAGGCCAGACGAACTTGATTTCCATCGGGAACTGCGCGATGTCGCCGGCGTTTTGAACAAAGCCTATTTCGCCAATGGATTTGATTGTAGCACCTATTAACGTACACGTCTCAGTAACAGTTTGCATGTCTGTGTCAAGAAGATGCAATCTCATTGTTGACGATGCGTTTATTGAACGAGTACCGCCGAGGTAAGAGCCACCTTGGAAATCTATGTCGATTATTTGTGTCATCCACGCACGAAGAGATTGCTGTACCCCACCTTCGACATCTGCATACATGTTTACGGTCATGTCTTGTGTTAGGTCGGGATTGCAAGGCACGGGAATCGGGACTCCGTGTACCCAAAGTTCTTTATAGTCTAATCCTATTTTCGGAAGTTTGAAGTCCCTAGCATACATTGTGAAATCTTGAAAGAATTTGTCAACTATGGAAATGCCTGTGTTCATTTCCACAAGCCACATATTTGTTGTACGTGGGGCACCAGCCGGAGTAAGTACCTTGTTGAGAAAGCTTGAAATCTGTATACCAGCCATTTGTTGAATTTCTATTGTTTGTTGCTATTATTTAGGTTTGAAGTAATTATAATGTCTTTGTCTGATTGAAATCTATGTATTTTAATATATCAGTTTCTTTTGAATCTTTTAATTCTTTAATTATTTTTTCTAGTTCTTCAGAAGAAATATGTGGTAGATGCTTGTAATATAAATTAAAATATGGAGTATTTCGTTGTATATGTCTTATGATTCTATGCATCAATTTTGACCGTTCAATTTTTATGTAAGGTGAAATCAAATTATGAAATTGTTTGGCAGAATGAAATATATAAATTGGTTTATGCTCATTTGTATATACAACAAAAGAATATTGATTATATGTTGGCTTTATTCTTTTTGGAGTGTTTCCTTCAAAATGTTTAAATTGAAATCCATGTGTTGATTCTATTTTATTATTAAGACATTCAGTAATTTTATGCATAATAACGATTCTATTTTTATCTTTTAAAATATTATTAACAATATATTCTGAACATGATGGAGGAGAATCAAAATTTTTTATTAAATAACCATCTAAATCGTACATAGATAACGATTGTGAATACTTTTTTATATATGTTTGTCTTGACCGTTCATTTTTCTCTTTACATTTATCTGGGTTAGCCTCACTCCATTCTTTTATTTTTCTAGCAATATTTTTACGATTTTCTTTATTTTGATAATATTCTTTTTTCCTTTTAGACTTTTCTTCAGCCATTTCAGGATGTTCTCTATAATATTGCTTCCAAAATTTTCTCATTTTATATTTCTTTTCAGGATGCTTTGTATGGTATTTTCTCATAGATTTTGAAGCTCTTGAATAAATCTGTTTTACTTCCTCTTCAGATTTGTATTTTATCCAATTGACTTGATTTCCACCGTCTACCAAATTAAGACAATATGGTTTCATATTTATTATATCTTCTGTCACGATAGACTTTTCCTTTTCATTCATGTCGTCATCGGATTCACAAATCATCAAATAGCATTTTTCGAATTCTTCAGGATGCTCTCGGTGCATAGCTCTTACAATTTTGCCTGAGCCGAAATATCTCAATACTTTTGTTATAGACGTTGCCCTATGCTGTCCAATGTAGAAAAATTCGTCTACGGCATTGTCGTTGTCATGTTTTCGATGTCTAAGCGACAGATAGATGAAACGAACTATTCTATTCTTTTCAAGTTCTTCTAAAATTGTTTCTTCAGGAATAGTTGGATAAATCTTGTCAAAAATCTTGACGTTTGTAATTATACCATTAGTCTTGAAGACCTTAACTTTGTCATCAAAATTGATGACAGAATATTTCTGTATTATGTTCATTGTGTAATTTGTAGTTACGCATATATTTAGTATAGATTAAATTATAATAAAATTGGACTTGGTGATGACATAACGCACAATGATAAACATCATGCCACCTGCTACAACATTTTAACCAAGTCCAAAATAAATTATATCTACAATAAAGGCGACCTACTATATTCGGTCGCCTTTTATGTTCTCTAATGACTGATTGACAATTAGAGGTCCGAGTATGCTTCGGAGAAGTCCATATCTTGGTTCATGTTGAAGAATGTCAAGACAATGTATTCTGCCGCATGCTCAGGCTTTATAAGGAAGGCCGCTCTAAACTCGTTTTGGGAAATTACAGCAGGAGTGTTTACTCTGCTATCTACAATTATCTGATAGTCAAATATTCCACCCATCGCTTTCACGTTGGCGAATATCGGGTCTATTCTATCTTTGTAGATATTCCTCGTCCTCTCATTGTTCAGCTCGAATATCACCCACTTGGAGTTCTTCCTTGTCATCCTTTCGAGACGGCAGAAGAGACGACGGATGTTGATGCGGTTGAACGAACTCGTGGAGTTGAGCATCGTCTTCTGACCCCACACCATGATGCTTCCGGAAGAACTTATTGCATAGTTCCAGCCCTTGGAGTAGATGGAGTCCTGCTGCTGCGCATTCGGATTGAACGCGATGTCTACAGCCCACATTACGTTTCCGCGTGTCTGTCCGGCAGGAGCCATCCAGTAATTGGAGTTGTAGTCGGTGTAGATTACAGCACCCTCCGCCGCGATTGAAGGAGGAAGCCATACGTTTTTCGATGTAAAGTCGTCAACTGCAAGCATCCAGTCGCAGTAGCCGGCCGCATAGGACGAATTCATTCCGCCGAGGTAGTTGAACTTCGGAAGAATATCGTAGTCAACCGAATACTTGCTTCCAGGCGATACGAGTTTTACGTTGTCCTTGACGCAGAGGCTTCTAGGAGCATCCAACAGAGTGATGCAGTCCTTTCTCGTCGTCTGGCAGAAGGTCGTGAGCTTTGCGCACATCGACTTCCATCCTGCGACATCCTCAACGGACGAAATCTTGTCGTAGAACACGTCGTAAATCATCTTTGTCTCCTCAGGATGCTGGTCGCAGTACTTCTTCACGCGGTTGGCGATTGTCGATAGTCCAGCGTCCATCACTAGGTCGATGTCGATTTCGTCCACGTTGGAAAGCGCGTCGAACACGTTCTCCATCGTAGCCACTATTGTAGCGTAGGATATATACTTCTTTGTCTGCTCGTTCGTGAAGCCGAGAGACATCGACGGCTTATCCTTAGTCCACCATAGCTTCGAGCCGAGTGACGCAGGGACAGCAAGAGTCACCTTCGTGTCGTTGGAAGCCGGCGCGACAATTTCGCGCTCCTCGTCGGTTATCGACTGAGAGCCTGTCAACGCGGTCTGGTAGTTGGAGAAGAGTTTCACATAAGTTGAACCAGTATCCTCGTTGTTTACCACGTTGTCGATGAAGAGCGAGTTTCCGCTTTCATCCTTCGCGGTCTTGTCGAGAGAGCCTGTGAAGGTTTCGAGAACCGTCACCGCAATCTTGTTGTCGTTGACCTTCGAAAGCGAAAGCTGGCAGACCGCGAGGGTGAGGTAGTTCATCTTTGCGCCGTTCGGCTTGTAGTTCGCGTTGAGGTCGATTGCAGGAACAGCCGAGAGAAGCTGGTTCGAGTATGTGGATTCGTATGCGTCGTATTCGGCAGTCGCGTCAGTTCCGAGCCGTCTTACGTATCCTTCAGGATTGAGTGTTACAGCCTTGATGTCAACGTGGTCCGCCTCAGGAGCAGGGTCGTTTTCGATGCTCGAACCACGGACGAGCGACTGAACCGCATCAAATAGACGGCTGTTGGTTATTCCGTCAGGAAGCTCGATTCTCGACTGGCGAGGAAGAGACTGGAAGCCACCCATGAGTACAGGCACTATTCCAAGAACCTCGTCTGAGTAGTCGTTGGTCGTAGAATCTCCGTCTGAAGCGACAGCGTTGTTGTACATGTCGGAGCCGAACTTCTGCTCGGTGATGTTAGCGATTACGATTGAGTTAGTCTTAGGAATCTTCGCCTCGTCACGATAGTCCTGATACTCTTCGAGCGGAATGAAACCGTTGAAGTCCTGGTCTGGAACGACCGCCACTACGTTCTCAATCTCGGAAAGCTGTACTGGTACATCCTTGATTTCGCATCCGAGAGTTCTTGAAAGAAGGATGCCAGGCTCTGCGGAAACGTCGCTTTCGTCACCATTTGGAGTCGTCCAGTGAATCCACTGATACTTTTCGGAATGGGCAAGTGCGACATCCTCTATTCTCGTGTACGGAGAAACGAACTGGAAGAAGTCGGTCTCGTTGTAGGCGTTCGAACGGTTTGGACGAATCGCCTTGAGAACCTTCATCCATCCTGTTCCGAACGGATTCGCGTCCATGAGTTCAGGATAGTTGTTCGCATCGAAGCTGTCTGTTGCAGGTATCGCAAGTGTGTCGGACGTTATTTCGCTGTCTTCAGGGTAGTAGCCGTTCGTCACGTCTGTGGAGAGCGGAGCAGCCTTGAAGTACTTGCTGTTAATCTTGGAAACGTCGGACACTAGTTCGCCAGTGTATTCGCGGTGAACCACGTCGAAGAACTCTGCATTGTCCGCATTTAGGTCTTCAACCGTCTTTATCTTGTCAGCATTCCACAGCCTAAGTTCAAAGTAGTCGGTCGTGCTGAACTCAGGATACTGCATGCCCTCGCCTGATTCGTAGTAGGACTTGACAGCCATCACTTTCTCAATTCCCTTTGGTCCGTAGGAATCGACGAAAGCCGTCACAGGTGAAGATACAGTCGGGTCAAAGTAGAAGTCGTTCTTGTTCTCCGCGCACACGGTCTCTGTATAGAAGTATGTTCCGTATTCCGTGTTTACGTCGGAGTTCCATCTGTCGAACGACTTCTTTTCGATGTTGAAGTATTTTGCGTTCGCCTCGACGAAGAAGCTGCAATCCATGCCAGGAGTGAGCGTCGTATCGTGGAACATAGGAGTTATCTTGAACTCGCCGCGTTCAGAGCCAGTGAACGTCAGCTCACCGGTTTCGCGTGAAGCAGTTATTAGAAGGTCTCCAGACGACCACGACTGCGAAGTCTCGTTAACGAGATAGTCGTCACCGGTCTCGTACTGACCCATGCTGTCCTGCACCACCACACGGAAGCTGTTGTACGTGTTGTATGTCGTGTCAATCCACTGACCATGAGGGTCGCCAACGTAATCCCAGAACCTTCTCCACTTCGCAACAGGAACAATGTCCGATGTCGTCGTGGCGTTCGGGTCGTATACGTAGTAGCCGTCCGTTGTGTTGTTGAAGATGTATGTCAGCTCGGCATATGTTTCACCTGTGCTAGGGTCTGTCTGGTCTTCTCCGATTGTGACATCGTAGTTTCCGTAGGCGTCGTTGCTTTCGTAAGCCTCGATGACTTTGAACACAGTGTCATTCGTGACCTCATCCTCTTCACCCCTTGAGTTGATGATTTTGTAGTAGCTTCCTCCATCAGTAGTGACCTTTATAGCTCTTGTAGGAAGGTCAGAATACTGTTCGAATGTGTCGTAAGGAAGCTTTGCCTCGGAAGAGCTTACCCCAACGATTGGGAAATAGTCGAGGGTAGCAGCCCAGTCCGTCGATGTGGCGAGAGAAGCTGTGCTGTCGGTGAACTCGTGTCCTTCGTCGATTGGCCAAATATACTTGTAGTAGGTTCCTGCATCGAATGTTCCGCAGAGATATTTGCCATCGTCCTCGTTGAATGTCACTTCAGATGAAACTCTTGCGATGGTGCCTGTTTCAGCATCGATATTCTCAATGAGTTCGTTCCAGCTGCCTGCGGTTCCAGAAAGCTCATCGGTGTTCAGCTCAAACTCAGTCACCGTGGCGGAAATCGTCCAGTTCAACGTGCCGGTCTCGGTCTCTTTCGTGTAATCCTTTGTTACCGTGAAAGGATTGTATGTAAGTTCGTAGTACTCGTTTACATTTCCAACATAATTGTTTGAGGAGATTGCATTTACGCTTGTAAACACCTCTTCCTCTCCATACTTCTTGAACGAGTGAATCTCCTGAGTGTAGATTCCTATTCCCTTACCCTCTCCGAAGTAGAACTCGCTCTTTGCAGGCGTTGTCGTGTCATTAAGCTTTTCGTCTACGTATACGGCAGTCTGGTTGTTAACAATCTTCGTGGCCGAGTTCGAAGCCTGATATTTCTTGATGTGCTTCGTAGACCACTCCTCGATGTTGTACTTTACGGCAGGAGTGAGGTACTGAGAGTTGTTGTTGTATGGTATCCTTGCCGCGACTAGGTTTCCACCGTTGTCAAATACGGTCTTGCAGGCGTAGTACGCATATCTTTCCGCCTCGGTCTCAGGCGTTCCAAAATAGCTCTTCACAGCCGAATTCGTTGTCGGACGCACAGGCTTTCCTGACTCTCCCTGAGGGAAGAAACCCATTACGAGTGTAGTGCATCCTCCGACCTGCTCGGCCGAACCGCTCATATCAACCTCCTGGATTTCTATTCCAGGATGATTAATGGTACGAAGCTTTCCCATGTTAAACTGTTTCCATTTGTTTGATTGCTGCTTCCTATTTAGCCTGTGCTTGTTGATTCGTTATTTCAGAAACTCGCTTGAAAATATAAAGAATATATGTTATAATGATAGACATGGGCAAAGTATCCAAAATAACTTTGAAATCTGCCATTTCCGACAAGGAGATGGAAAATTTCGACCAAATGCTTGATGAGAGCCTTTCTACTGCCGTAGGAGAGGCTGAATACGATGATTCCTTCGGAGAATCGGATAAAATTGAAAATAATGATTCAGTTCAGACTAATATAAAGAAAAATGATGATGAATTGAATCTGTTTCCAAATTCAGGCAATTCTCGGCAAAAATCAGATTCTGCCGATATCGAGCAAAAATCGTTTGGAAACAAGACGCTTGAGGAGAAGATGAACGACATCCACAACGAGTTTCTTGGAGATGTCACGATTACGATAGCGAACATAAAGGACATTGCGTTCAGAGAAGCCGCAATAAAAGGAAGATGGTGTTCTAGACTTATGGCTGAAAGAGTCAGGAAAAGAAGACTCATACAGACGTTGAACACTCTTATGGAGGAGCTTAACGAGATAGCGAATTCGAAGACGGTGCAAAACAGCTCGTATCTTGAAGGAAGAAGGAGCGTGAAAGGCGCGATAGATTCCAACCCTGAAGTAATTGCACTCAGAAAGGAAATATCCGAATCAAACGAGATAGAGAAGTACCTTACCGACCTAAACGAGTGCATAAGGGGACTTGGATATACAGTTAAGAACAGTTTGGATGTGTTGAATCTTGAAAGAGGAATTTGATTATGAAATCAGTTAAAAATGAAGAATTCGAAATAAGCAGTACAGATGCAATAAAAGCAGCTGATACGATAGAAGAGACAATTGCGATAAGGAATAACCATCTTGTCAAGAACATAATACAGGACAAGGACAATTCTACCATTGTTGTCCCAATAAGCACTACAATCGACATTGACGACGCAAAATGGCAGAAAGACTATGCTGCTAAGATGGAGCGTAATCTCGAAAGATTCAAGGAGCTTGGATTGTATAGTCAATTGCAAGACCTTGGAATAATTTACGACCCTAAACAATTTCAGAAAAGCAATGTCATTGCAAACATGTCTGACGGAAAACAGGTTTCAGCTGATGGAGATATGGATTCATACGAGGAAGTTGAACGGCAGTTTGACGAGCAGATTGAAAACGAGCTTGTCAAAAAGGACGATTCAAAGGAAGACAAAAAGAGATGATGTCTGTTGTTTGGGCTAGAGATTCGGATTGCAACGAATGGGGAGAAGATTTTAGTCCGTTTTCTCGTCGACAACCTGACCAATGCAACAGACATGTAATTCCTGATGTCGTGTCGAATAAAGACGGATATTCAGGAAATCCTACTTCATTTATAGATGTTAACGACCAAAGGGTGGCTGATGCGCAGAGAAAATATGAGGAAAGAAATAAGGATGGATTCAGGAAAAACATGTCTTTGGTCGCTGGTCTTATACAAAAGGGAGTTGTAATTCCGACAGACAAGATGATTCTGAAATCCGTTGAAAAGCTTAAGAAAATAGCGAGTGGGCAAATATAATGTCTGTAGAAGATAATAGAAAGACATATTTCAAGTTCGAGTTTTCCAAGGAACTTAGAAGAATACGTGTCGAATCGGATTCTTCCGAACTTTATGGTGAACTCATCAATGTATTTACCGTAGATAATCCTTCGTTTTTCTTCGAACAGCAGAAAGGGGTGAGAAATGCAACAGAATTTCTTTCAGTCATTTCGCCGACAGGTACGTTCAGACCTGGGATGTTTCTTCCGATATACAAGGCTGCACTTGAACTTGTCGACAACGACAAAAGCAGGATTTTGATAGACGAAGAATCGAAAAAACATATATCAGAAGAATGCAGACCTCTTTCGGGGGTGTTTGAGGACGACTATGAAATAGAGGAGCTTGACAAGAAAAAACCTTTCAGATATTATCAGGTTGATGCGCTTAAAAAACTTCTAAAATACGGAAAGGGAATATGTGTTTCACCAACGGCCAGCGGAAAGTCTTACATAATAGCAACGCTCGTAAATGAACTTAGGAACAATTCATATAGAATAGACGAGCTGAAGAAAAAACCGAGAATCGTCATAGTCGTGCCGCTGCGTCAGCTTGTCGACCAGTTGTACAAGGACATTACAGGATATGGTTTTACAGACATCTGCAAATGGACTTCAAACTCCGGCAAGAAAAGAGACGGGACATTTAATGACAACAGCTGTTCAAATGGATTCGCAAATGTTATAATAACAAACCACAAATGGATTTGCGACTATGTCAAGAAAACCGGAAAGTCAAAGGCAAAATCTAAAAAATCGGTAGTAAACGCATTTCCGATTAATGAAATCGGCTGTATAATAGCCGACGAGGTTCATACCGTCGGATACAAGACGAAAATTCTAAAGCTTGTTGAGAAGATAAACCCAAAACTGAGATTTGGGTTTACTGGCACTCTTCCAAGTTTTGTCTTCAACAGATGGGTTATTATCGGTTCGTTTGGAATTCCAGTATATTCTGCTGAAATCAAGAGGTTTCAGGACGAGGGTTTTCTTTCCAAGATTGAGATTCGGCCGATAAGATGCATAGTTGCAGAAATAGACAAAAATCGAGACCTTCTCTATTCCATAAACCATAGGTTGAAGCTTGGCGACAGATTACCAGACGGCACTCTGATTGACACATCGATACCGTTCAAGATGGAACATGAATTTTTCGAGCAGAACAGCGAAGAGCTTTATTCACCGGTTTTTGACCGAATTTCTGAGCTTTTCGATGTCAGCAAAAAGAACATGATTGTGCTTTTCGACAGGATAAGCATAGGAAAGAGCATCTACAATCTGCTTTTGAACAAATTCAGCGGAAAGTCGAAAGTCCACTACATAGACGGTTCGATAGACGTTTCCGAAAGGGAGAGGATTCGTTCTGAACTGGAGAACACCAACGGGAACGTGCTTGTCGCACAGGCCGTAACGGCTTCCGTCGGCATAAACATAAGGAACCTGAATGGAATAGCGTTTGCCTTTGCCGGTAAATCGTTCATAAGGGTGATTCAGTCGATTGGTCGCGTAATCCGCCTAAAGGACGACGGTTCGACATCGACTTTGTTTGAACTTTACTTCAATACAAGATATTCCGACCAGCACCATAGGGAAAAGATGGATATCTTGAGAGACCAGTATGGAAGCGACTGCATAAAGAGGGATGAAATAGTACGAATTTAATAATTGCGAAGTTCTTTTATTTGTGCTATAATATATGGCATGTTGGAACTTTCAGATAAAGTCTTTGTATTCACAGACCTCCATTTCGGCATACACTCGAACAGCCAGTCTTATATAGACATCTGCTCCGATACCTTGAAGTGGATTTCCGAATACTGTTCGGAAAACTCAATAAAGGATGTCGTGTTCATGGGGGATTTCTTCGACTCAAGGGCGTCAATCGACGTTAAGACTCTCAATTCGGCCACACAGTCCCTATACGACCTCGCAGACAGCGGTGTGAACATCAACCTCATTCTAGGAAACCACGACATTTACTTGAGAGATTCCACTTCAATTCACTCCCTTTTGGCGTTTGGTGGCAGAAACGGAATCAGAATCATAGACGAACCGGAGGAGGCGAAGACATCCGACGGACATCCAATTCTCCTTCTTCCATGGCTATATGGAACGTCGTCAAAGAAGGTGAGTGTTCCACGTGGAACAAAATTCGTGTTCTCACACCACAACTTTCCAGCCGACTACTTCATGGGAGGTGGTGGAAAGAAGAAAAAGTCAAACCGCTCCGACACTTATGTAAGCGCGACCCCATATGAAGACGAATATGGAATACAGCAGGAACTTCTTGAAGAGGTTGTCAAGAACGGAGGCTTGTTTTTCTCAGGTCACATCCACCAACGGAAGGAAATACCGGTAGGAAAGTCGTCTAGGATTATAATCGAGGGTTCACCATACGAGACATCGTGGGGGTTCAATGGCATCGAGTGCGGTGCTTATGTCGTCGATTTTTCCGATTCAAGCTATGAATTCGTGTCGAATCCGCACAACAAGGTTCATGTCGAGATAAGGACTTCCAATCCAAAGAAAGATATGGAGGGAATTGATTTCAAGAACTCAATCGTCCGACTGAACGTTGACACGCAGGAGTCGTTCGACACTATTTCGAAACTACAGGCAAAAATAAACTCTTTCAAGCCGTTTTCGGTTGAGAACACAAAGTACGAGTTCACCGTCGCCGAGTTCATAGGGAACAGGGAGGACTTCGACAACCCAATCGACTCAGTCAGCGGAAAAGTCTCGTCGAAGCTCGATTACATAATGAATGCGATAGACAAGGGCGACTTCTCGATGTTTTCGTTCGTGAAGTACGACAAGACTGTTCAGGTGGACAAGAACAGACTTAAGGAGATTGCCACTGAGATATTCGACGTTTCCAACAGAAAGGCTTAAAGAAAGAATGAACATAATTTTCAAGACGGTCAAGACGAAGAACTTCATGTCGTTCAAGGAGCTTGAATTCGACTTCAGCAAGTTCCAGGGACAGAACGTACTCATATATGGAGTAAATGACGACATAAAGGGGGATACTACGCGCTCAAACGGAAGCGGAAAGTCCACCATAATGAATACGCTGATATTCTCGCTGTACGGTGACGTTCTGAACACCGTAAAGATGGGGCATATACGTAACTGGACGTGCAGCCCGAAGGAAGATGTGGAAGTATCACTCACTTTGGAATCCAACGGCGTTGACTATGCCATACAGAGAATTCTCCACGGAAAGAAGGGAGACCAGGAGCTTCATGTCTTCAAGAAAACTCAAAATGGCGATGGTCCGTGGGAGGAAATAACTCTTTCGACGATTGCTGAAACGCAGAGGATGATTGAGAACGACATAGTTCTCTGCGGAAAGGACGGATTTCTCAGGTGTGTACTCCTCACGGCAGACCAGAACTACAACTTCTTCAAGCTGAACAAGTCCGCAAAGAACCAGTTCTTTGAAAGCCTTTTCGAGCTTACGGTATATTCCGACATGTACAACAGGCTGCACAGGAAGACACTCGACGAGAACGCCTCCCTTACCGCTTCATCGAGGACGATTGACAGCCTAAACGCGAACATATTGAAGCTCGAACAGGACAGGGAATATGAAAAGGAGCACCAAGAATCTCTGAAAATTGCTGCGAAAATTCTTGGCAGAGCCAAGTGTGATTTTAAGAAATTCACAACGGAAACCGATGTGGAGTCTGAGGTAAAGAAAATTGACGAAGACATCACAAACGGAAGAAAGATTCTCAAGGATGAACTGTCCGAGGCAATGATGAAATATGATTCTGAGCATGGAATCGAAAAGGTTGATTCTCTTGGAAACATCGTGTTCGACAAGAGTTCCGAAAATGTTTTCGTCGAAAAGGCTCTTTGCGATTTCGACAGCACCCATGACATAAAGCTGGACGACGACGGAAACATCTTATTCGAGGAAAACTCCGAATATTCCACAATAATCGAAAATGGTAACGATGTCAAAAACAGGATAGCGAAGGGGCAGGAGCTTGTTTCGAAGATAGAGGGGAATATCAGAGGCTTCGAAAGCAAAATCCGTTCGCTACAGAATGAAGTTACGTGCGGAGAGCAGAGAATAAAGAGCATGAAGCTAACGCTCAAGACGCACTCAAAGATTACAGACCTGCTGTGTGAGGAATGCCTTGGAAAGTACAAGAAGAGCGTCAACATACAGGACATGGACTCTGACATAGCCGAAATAGAAAAGAATATATCGGAATACCTTTCGCAAATCGAGGAAAACAAGACCGAGGTCGAAAAGAACCGTCCGCTGCTCAAGAAGTACAACGACGGTATAGAAAAGCTCAGCAAGTCGCTTGCGGAGCTTCGGGAAAAGGCCGGAGAGATTATAGCGGCTCGCAAGTCGTTGCAGTCGGAGCGCGAGATGTGCAGGAAGAACGCCATAAGCGAAATCCGGATGAAGCAGAGGCAGATGCAGACCGAGCGGAACGAATACAAGACTGAAGTCAATTCCAAGCTTTCGTCTAAGCTGATGTCTGTTGAAAGGGCGTTGACCGAAAAGAAAAACGCCCTTTTGCAGAAGTATCAGGAACTCAAGAAAAACGTTTCCGACGCGGAATACAAGTACAAAGTGCTGGAGGACAGCGTATCAAAGAACTTCGACGCGCCAATAAAGACGCTCAAGGAGTCGCTTGAGACCGCAAAGTCTGATTTCTATTCACAGACTGAAAATCTTGCACACTTCAAGGCTCTTGAGGAGATTCTTAAGCCGGACAATATCAGAAAGTCTGTCGTCGCAG